CAATGAGCATATGAAATTTCATAAAAAAATACGAGGGCAGAACCTGATGAAGACTGCTGCTGAAATCGTATTGCTCGGCGAGCGACTGAGGCACAGGCACAAGTTCGCTCGTAAGATTCCTGTCAAGATAGACGATGGCGGCTTAGGTGGTGGCGTAACTGACCGTCTTGTCCAGATAAAGTCAAGCGACCCCAAGCGTTACTGGTGGCTTGAAGTATTGCCCGTCCACTTTGGGAAAGTCTATAGTAAGCACCCCTACTACCACGACTCCACAACGGTAATGATGGCGTTCGTGCGTGACCGTCTGTCGCAGATTGATGACGAGGGCAAAAAGAAACCGGTGGATTTAATATTGCCAAATGATTCAGATCTTATTGCCCAGCTTTCGTCACGGAAATATGAGCTTAACGGACGCAACAAGATAGTGGTGGAAAGCAAAAGGGCGATGAAAGAGCGTGGACTCCCATCACCCGATGAGGCTGATTGTCTGCTTCTCTGCTGCCTCCCGGTAAACCTGAAGGACGATAAACCGGCGGCAAAAGATAAGAGATAGATATTAACGCAAGGAGATTAAGGCATGTCTGATAAAAGCTTGAAAACATACAATGTGCATATAGTCAAAGCTGATTCCCCGGCCGAACAACCAGTTGAAAAAGGAGCTACGTCGGCACAGGTAAAGGAACAGGCAGACGCATTTGCTTTTGGGTGGGTAGAGCCTACGCTTGAATTCGAAGGGCTTTCGATTCATGTGAAGCATTCGTCAATTCTCCCTCAGTGCATACGAGCGTACAAATACAATATTGCAGGGTTTGGTATCGGCGTAAGATACAAGATGGACTACTCAACAGAAACGCCTGAAATGAAAAACGAATACACCAAGGCCGAAAATATAATAAACCTGCTCAACATGGATAAAGACACCAAAGAAGTGTTTGAGGACGTTATTGAGGCGCGTGAGACTTACGGCATATCATACATCGAAGCACTCCGAAACGTCGGCGGGGAAGTTGACGGTATAGAATTTATCATCAATACAAAGAGTATCCGCAAAACTGCGCCTCTTGAGCCTTATGTTGATGTTGATTACAACATCAATGGGCAAACTGAGACAAGGAAGCGTAAATTCTGCAAGTACCGTCAGACCACCGGAAATAAGACTGTATACTTTAAGGAGATGGGCGACCCGCGCATCATGAATAAAACCACTGGCAAGTACGTTGACGCGCTTGCGCCCGAGGATCAAGCGAATGAGATAATGGAGTTCGCAATAGGCACAGAGATTTACGGAGAGATTCGCTGGATAGGTCAAATACTCGGAGTTGACGGCGCTCGCAAAGCAGAAGAACTCAATAACCGCTACTTCGGGGAAGGGCGGCACACTCCGCTACTCATACTCATTAAGAACGGCAAACTGTCAGATGGTAGCTTCGAAAAACTTAAAGCATACATGAACGATATCAAGGGTGAATCCGGGCAGCATTCATTTATGGTGCTGGAGGCTGAATCTGCAGATTCCACTACATTACTCGACCAAGAAAAACCTCCCGAAATACAGACCGTGCCGCTTGCAGAGATATTGCAGAAAGACGAACTCTTTCAGGACTATCTGAATAATAACCGCAAAAAGGTTCAATCGGCATTTTTGCTCCCCGACCTCTATGTCGGATATACGACCGACTTCAACCGTGCGACGGCGCAGACAGCTATGGAAATTACGGAAGAGCAGGTATTCCAACCGGAGAGGGCCAGTCTCGCTTGGGTAATAAATCATAAGTTGCTCAAAGACTATAATTTCAAGTATGTTGAGGCGTACTTCAAGTCACCTAACGTGACAAACCCTGAAGACCTGAGTGCAATACTCTCTATCTGCGAACGTGCCGGAGGCTTGTCTCCTAACAAAGCAAAAGAGATAGCTTACAATGCCCTCGGAGAAACAGCGGAAGCTTACCCCGGCGAATGGGGCGAAATCCCTGTGGCGTATCTGCGCTCATCCGTGGCAATTGCAGGTAAGCTTAAAGGGTTAGATACTACAGAGTCTGTAACCGAGGAGCTTGCAGCACAGATAGAGAAAGCGACCAAGAGTGGCGATAGAGATATAGCTGCCATTATGAAGGAAGTTCGCTCACTGTTACTCGATGTCGGTGATATGCAAGGCAAGGGGGATGCAGATGTCGAAGAAAGTTATTGATTGGAGCAAAGTCAACTGCAAGCCACTTATAGAGGCAATCGACAAATACATAGCTAAAGAAGACAGCAATCTTGTAGAGGCGTTGGACGAGGCCGGCTTTGCCGATGCCGAAGGCACGGTGGGAGAAATATCGGCTTGTGAGGAAAAAGTCGCAAGTTGCTTGAAAGAATTTACGAATAGAGTAATAGAGGCACTTAATGCTTCGGATGGCCTCCTGTTCTTCAATGACTTTGTTTGGCAGGGTATCCGCGCATCCGATGACACAGCGGAGAAGCTTACCAAAATATTCTATGATGAGTTTGAGAAGATGGTTTGTGAACTTACCATAGACTATATTGCTCAAACAGACCCCGAACTTGCGGAAGCGACCATAGCAAAAAGTCTCGGCTCAGGCAATACTGCTGACCGTATATCGAAGCGCACGGCGGCGTGGGCGGAGGAATGGAGTGAGGAACTTGCCGGAATAATGCAACTCACTTCGCATAGGCAGATACAAAGGGCGCTTACAACAAGCCTCTCGCAAGGGCATAGCGTGGCAGAGTTTACAAGGGTACTCATGGATGGCGGTATACGCAGCGAATATCACAGGGCGAGAAGTGTTGCCGTGACCGAAATGCTCACAGCGCACTCCATAGCTCAGCAGGAATCTTATGTACAAAGTCCGGCAGTCGAGGAAAAGGGGTGGAAACACACAGGCGGTCACATGAACGACCCCCGCGAGAACCATGTCGCTATCAGCGGACAACGTGTGCCGGTTAATGAACCTTTCTCGCTTGACGGCTTCAGCCCAATGTTCCCTCGCGACCCTATACTTCCCCCGGAAGAACGAATAAACTGTCATTGCTGTATGCAAGCCGTTGTGAACGAAAACATACTCGGATTATCTCTCGAAGAGAGACAGGCGTTACAACAACAAGCCATAGACGAAGACGATGGTGCATGGGAGCGTGAGTTGCAGCAGACTAACATGGCGCGAGTCGGCGTGATTCAAGATAATGTGATGGACGCACGAGCGTCTGCAAGCTTCGCAGGGGTTGGAATTGGTGGTAATGGCTTGCAAGGGAGCATAGCCGATGGTATAATTGAAGTAAATAAACCGTTCACAAGTAGGCGCGAAGAAATAGCGCGGTTAAAGGAGACTATAGGCACTCAAAAAGTAGCGGTAACAGGGTTGTCTGATGAAGTGTTAAATGCAGTCGGCAACAGCCTAGAGGGGCTTTATCAAGAGTTTCCGCAACTGAAGGGCTCAGTGCAGAAAATAGTGGCTGTCAATGAACCTGGTGATATGATTGCCGAATTTGCGGTGAGAAGCGACAAAGGAAACATAACCACGAGCTTAAAACTAAATGTCGCGAACATGCAGGACCTAAACTCTATCTCTGAAATGGTCAACAAGTACACAAATAGCGGCTACTGGACTTCAAAAAATGGAGTCGCAGGGATTCTACGACATGAAGTGTCGCATGCAATTGACTTCGTTGAAACTTTCAATGGGCGCGGAGTAGACTTCACCGCCACCGACCTGAATGGCATGTTAGATAGAGTCGCTGCGTTTCAGTCGTTAAAGAGTGGCGATGTGTCGGCAAGGATTGTTAAAAAAGCATTATCAAATCTCGGAATGAGTGCCGACGAGTGGCTCAATATTTCTGACTATGTTTCGGCGGTAGCCAACAAGAAGGGGCTCGGATTTGCTTATAGGGAAGCTTTTGCAGAAGCAATAAGTGATGTAACTTTATCTCCGCTATCGGCAGAAATCACAAGGCTTATAAGAGAAGGAGGGTTCTAACATGGCGTTAATTGGATTGCCGGATACGCTGATAGGCGTTTTGGAAAAAACCGAAACAGGGGATCTTGTCTTGCCTGCTGATGCGACGGAAGAGCAAAAGAAGGCATACGAATCGTTTGTTAAATGCATAGATGATTCTATGGATTCAATATTCGAAGAAATATAAACTAGATAACCACAGTTAACCTACGGGTTTCACCAAACGGTGAGACCCGCTATTTTTATGCCTATAACCGGGTAGGAAAGGTTAAGGTCCGCAGGGCGATGCGTAATGCGCCCAACACGAAAGGAGGTGAAACGAGAGTGTCAAAAATAAAAATAGAAAAAGCAATTGAAATCAGCGATGCGAGAATCCGGTTTGTCTCACTCGTTGACAAGGCGGCCAACAACAAAAAGTTCCTTATAACCAAAGCCGAAGATGGTAGCGCATCGTTTGAAACATTCGGCAGGATTGTCAAGGCCGACGCCGAAACACATTATGTCACGGGCGTAGTGTATGAGCCACTGGTCGAAGATACAGACGGAAACTTCATGACAGAGGAGGAAATCCGCAAGGCAGCTCACTGGTTCGCCAAGAACGGTGACCAGATTGACGTACAGCACAGCTTTGAGGCTGTGGATGGCGTCACTGTCGTAGAAACCTACATTGCACCGTGCGACATGATTATAGGTGACGAGACAATAGCTAAGGGGACTTGGCTAATGACGGTCGAAATCGAAGATTCTGCCATTTGGGAAGCTGTGGAGAAAGGTGACATCACAGGCTTTTCGATGGGTGGAGTCGGGAAATATGGCAAGGAGGATATTGACTTGGAAGAACTCACAAAAGGTTCGCCTGAAACCACCACGACGACACAAGACCAAGCAGCAGAAATCAAGGCTGATGAAGAGGCCACTGCGGGAAAGGGTTTGATGAAAGCAATCCGCACAGCTTTGGGCATTAGTGCGGTTGAAAAGGGAGAGGTTAAGGAGAAGTACGAAAAGAATATTAAGCAGCGAAACTTCTGGTCAGCCTTTGATGCGCTGGAAACCACCCTTGCCTCTTGGAACTGGGAGACAGATAGTCGGGTGTTTGTCGATGATGAGCAAACAATCCGTGAAGCTCTCGCAGATTTTGGCGAAATCATCACAAATCTGCTCACGCAACCATGCGTTGTAAAAGCACTTTCCAGCGATGCAGCTGCCGTTGAGAAAGCAGGCAAGAAAATATCAGCTGCAAACAAGAAAAAGCTCGACGAAGCGTGCGACATACTCACGGAACTCCGTGATTCGTTAGCTGGCGGCGAGGATGACATTACGAAGGAGGATACAGACATGAACCCGCAGGAAATCAAGGACCTAGTCACACAGACCGTTGCCGAACTGGTTGAGAAGCCGGAAGTAGACAATGCAGTTGAAGAAGCCCCCGTCACACTAAGCAGCATTCAGAAAATGATAGATGATACTATCGCCGCAAAATTCGAGAAGCTGCCCGAAGCCAAGCTTTTGGAAGCTGAACTCGAGGTATCTGAAGCTGTGACACCCGAGGCAGTGAAGAAAATGGTGAGCGAAGCCATTGAGCCGCTACTCAAAGCTCGAGGTATCCCAAGCAATCTCAACGCTGAACAGGAACCGATAGAAAAAGCAGAAGTTGGCGTATTTGACAACTTCTTCATTTAAGGAGGACAACAAAAATGAGTTTGGATAACAGAACACTAGTATCTAAGGCATCGATTGATTCCAGCGCACTTGGAAGCGGCGGTGCCATGAATACCGAGCAGCAGAGACAATTCATGACATTCATGAAAGACTACTCTGTATTTTTCAAGCGTACAGATGTCATTAACATGAGTTCGACTACACGCTACCTTGACTCCCTAAGCGTCAACAAGCGTGCACTCAGGGCACAGGTTGAAGATGACGACAACCCCGCATCCGGCACAGCAGACCACAAGAGGCGCAAGCTTACCGCAGAAGGTGTTATCATGCCTTACAACGTCACTTTCCAGTACATGAAGGAAAACATCGAAGGCAGGAACGTCAACACCACGCTTGCAAAACTCTTTTCACAGCAATTCGTCAATGACTCTCTTGATCTCGCAATCAACGGAGATACCGACTCTAACGACAATTTCCTGAGTATCAACGATGGTTGGGTGAAGCTTGCCAAAAAAGATACACTGACCCACAAATTCGACACCGAAGGCAGCGAAGACTTCCTCGGTAAGGTATTTGATGGACTGCTCACTGCAATGCCGAGCAAATACTTCCAACTCTTCCAAGAGGAAGATAAGAACCTTTTGACAATTTTCTGCTCACACCAAGTCAATCGCAAATACAAACAACAACTGCAGCAACGCAACACAGCTCTAGGAGACTCAATGATTATCGACGGCAGGCATGTGACTTACGACGGTCACGAAATCTTCCCCCTCGGCTTCCTGCCCGATAATATCATTTTCCTTGCTCCGTTTGAAAACCTCGCATACGGCGTATTCGGACAAAGCTTGCATAGCTACCATCAGGTGGTGCCACGCAAAACCCGTCACGAGTTCACCTTGCTTGCCGACTTCGACATGGAAATTGTCAATCCCGATGCATTTGTCATTGCTGACAATTTCACAGTTGACACAACACCGACACCATAAACATCTCACATTCTGTATAAGCCTGTGCTGCGCTTTATGATTACGAGTATCCCATAAGGGAGAAACACAAAAATGTGTTGCACAGGCTGCGGAATAGACCTACACAATAATATTAGGAGGAATAAATATGTCTGACAACAACAACACAGGTAGCTCAACCTTGCTCGATGATGATAATGGCATTTATATGCCGGGAATGGCTCCGCTTGCCGCTACTCCCGAAGTTCAGAGCAACGAGCAGAGCGGCGACACCGCTGTTGCCGGGGATGGAATGACCCTGTCGCAACTCAAAAAAGCTGGCAAAGATAGCCTCGAGGCAATTGCTCTGGAGCGTGGAGTTGACATTTCTGCGGCAACAAATAACGACATGCGTGCTGACCTTATATTCGCTGACATTGAAGCGAAAGCTACTGACGAGGAAAGCAAGCCAAACGAAAGCACCAGCACCGCTACTCCCGAAGTTCAGAGCAACGAGCAGAGCGGCGACACCGCTGTTGCCGGGGATGGAAAAGCGGTAGTACTCGTAAGGGGTGCGACGTATACAAAAGGTAGTCAAATATTCCTGAAAGGTGTACCTGTTAATGTAGGCGAAGACCTCGCGGGTAGGCTGATAAGCACAGGCATGTTTGAAGCGGGGTGATGTCATGGCTACAAGGCCGTGGGTAACGCCTCAAGAGGTAAAAGACTACTCCGAGAACCCAAGAGTAACATCACGCGATGATAGCCGCCTCAAAGTGGATATTCTCAGGGCAGAACAGCGGGTTATCGCTATCACCGGAAACCGTTTCGATGATGCCGATGAATTCCCTGAGATACCTCTAAATGTAAAAACTGCGGTAATGTTGCTTGCTGAAATGTATGCAATTGGCGCTGCGGGGGCAGATGCAAATAGCGGCAATTTCAGGAGTGAGTCTTTTGATGATTATTCCTACACGCTTCATGACACGGAATCCAAGATTGACAACATTGACATTGAGCCTCTACTTGCGGACTACATTGTAGCTAGGGCACGCAACCCTGTTAATATGAGTCTGCGAAAACTGTGAGGAGGTGGTAGTTGTGGGATTTTCTGATTTTCTTCTCCATCGGTGCAACGTATATCACATCATAAGTGAGGGCGCATCACCCGGTTACGGACTTCCAGCCTCGCTTGAACACTCATATCCTGATACACCTGATATAGAAAACGTGGCGTGCCACTTTCACGCACGGAGCGGCAGTGCAAGCGTAGTACAGCGCGAACCTCAGACAGTCTATGATGCGCGGATAAAGCTCTCGCTTCCCTGGGGTACCGATATAAGAGTAAACGATAAGATAGTAGACCTTGATACAGGCTTGGAGTTCACCGCTGAAATGCCTCGCAAGGTAAGGCGACACCATGTTCATGTAATGGTGACGCGCAGGGCGAATCAGGAGGCTATCTAATGTCAGCACCATTCATTAAAATCACACTCGAAGATACTACAGGACTTGCTCAAAAGCTACGCAGTGCAGCATCTGGCGACTTCAAAGAAGAGTTTACGCTTTTTATCGAAAGTATCGGGTACGAGTTTCTACGTATCCTCCAAGACGAAATTATCAGGCGAAATGTCGTGGACTCACGCTTGCTGCTGAACAGCTTCAGCAAGGGCGATGAGGACAATGTGTGGAATATAAGCGACGGGGGCATGACCCTTGAAGTTGGCACAAATGTTTCATATGCAGTTTTTGTAAATGATGGTCACTGGATGAATCCGCAGGGTGTAGCCATGCGCTTCGTGCCAGGTTACTGGCGAGGAGGCAGGTTTGTTCACACGCCCGGCGCTTCCTCGGGCATGATGCTGAAACAGCAGTGGGTAGAAGGTGCGCACTATTGGGAAGCTTCTATCCGCATATTAGAGAAAATACTGCCTAAGTGGCTTGAAGCAAAAGTACAGCAGTGGATTAACAGCTACTTTAGTTAGGGGGAGATTGCTATATGGCATTGGATAGAGAAATGGCGAGCGTTATTGCGTTCATGCTCAAAGCCACGGGAAACCTGCAGCCATACTACGAAAAAATGCCGCAAGATTTTATAGTGCCGTCTGTGTACTTCCCTCCTCCAGAAGTTGATTCACAGGGGTTTACCATGTCCACGTATGCGCTCAATTTTGTTTGGTTTGTGAAGTTCTTTCACAGCAAATCGAGCTTGGCATTTGACCTCGGCTTTACTGCGCAGAATGCACTTAAATCTGTGAGGAATGCTGTACCTGTTGTTGACAACGAAGGTAATCCGACAAAGCGGATTATCCGTCTGAGAGATCCATTGTTGAGACCCATGGACAACGCAGCGCAAATCACACTCATGTGGGATAGTCCGCGCCCATACCGTAGAGTAGAATCGCAAGCCATAGCGGCGATTAACGCCACAATCGAATTAAAGAGTGCTTACGATAGCGCTCTTGCCATAATAAATCAAGAGGAGGAATGACCATATGGCAGAAAACAACAAAAAAAATAAGCCCAACGAAAACCCAACCATGACAGAGTCGCAAGCGAACCCGGAGATAAAGCCCAAGTTCAGTGTTGAGAGACTTTGTGTGGATTGCAGGGAACTGTTTAACGTATCGACCAGCACTTACGATGCCGCGACATATGCGCTGGAAGGCACATACACAGTTGAAGAAATGAGAACGCACATCGAAGAATGGTGTGGCTTATCAGCCATTCCTGAGAAGAAGGAGGAAAAATAGTTATGCCAGGTGGAACATTTGACAAAATTGTCGGCAAGGTGCGCCCGGGAACCTATATCAACTTTGAAAGCACTCGTCCGACTAGAATCAGAGGGCGAAACCGTGGTGCGGTAACAATACCGCTTATAAACCATCCGTATGGTCCGGGAGAAGAGTTTATCAGAATTGCACGCAATGCGCCTGAAGCTCAACGTCATAAGTTAGGTTACTCTGTGTTTGACCCGGAGTTGCTGCTTGTACGTGAAGCACTGAAGGCGGCTGCTGAGGTTGTAGTCTATATACCGAAACAGGGAGCAAAAGCCACAGCAACTGAAAACAACCTGACCGTTACCGCAAAGTATGGAGGCGCAAGAGGTAATGACCTGAGAGTTGCAGTTACCGCAAATCCAACTGGCGGCTTTGATGTTTCAGTCTGGTTGGGCTCTGACCGCGTGTTTAACGTCACCGGGTTGTCGGAAATTGATGAACTTATCAAGGTGGGCAATAACGATTGGGTGGACTTCGCAGGAGGTGGCGCATTAGTCGCCCATGCAGGGTTCTCTCTCTCGGGTGGAGTGACTGGCAATGCTACAAATGCCGACATTACTAAGTATATCGACAGCTCAGAGAGTCAAAGCTGGGATACTATGGCTTTTCCGATTGCGCAGGCTGCGCTAAAAGCCGCAGTTGCTTCAAAAATCAAGTATCTCCGCGATAACGGGAAATACCGTACAGCGGCTGTTTCAGGCTTGCAAGCAGACTGCATCGGCATAATAAATGTGACGAATGGAGTTGTCCTTAATGATGGCACCGAGATTGATGCCTTTAAGGCGACCGCCTTTATTGCAGCATCCGACGCAGCGGCTCTCTACCACATCGAAAGTCTGACATACAGACCATACGAAGGAGCCGTCAGCATACTCGGCGAGAAAAACCACGAAGAAGCCGAAGCAGCCATCAATAAGGGCGAGTTCTTCTTCTCGTGGAACGAGCGGGGCGAGGTTGCCGTTGAGTACGACATCAACTCTCTCGTCACCTTTGAAAGACCGAAAGGTGAATACTACCGAAAGAACCGTGTGCGCCGAACACTCGATTCTTTCGCAAAAGATGTAATGTTGGAGTTCCCACCAAATAGGTTCCACAACAATGAAGATGCGTGGGATGCTATGGAAGGCCTCGGCAGAGAATTGTTGCTTAGATACGAGGGAAACAACGCCATCATGAATGTAAACTTCGAAGAAGATTTCAGAGTGAACCGAGGCGAAAGTATTGGCGATGAAGTTTTCTTTGATGTTTTTATACAGCCTGTGGATAGCGCTGAAAAGCTGTTCTTCACAATCAAAACACGATAAGGAGGATAACTAATCATGGAACATAACATGGCCCCAATATCTCTCAAAGAGGGCAAGGTGTTTATTGATGGCATAGAAATCTTTGATGAGGTTGCGTGTTCAATAACTTTCACCCCCCAAGTCTGGTCGGGCAGTCAGGTTGGCGAAAGGTCGCCTTCGTCAAGGTGGCTTGGGTACACGATTTCAGGCAGTATCACACGTAGGCGTACCACAAACTGGCTCAAAAACACCATAATGGGCTATCTGCGAACTGGACGCACTCCCGAGCTAACCATCCAAGGTATCATGAACGATTCCGGCAGTGATTTCTTCCAAGAACACGGAAGCGACACCATAACAGCTACGGGTTGTGTCTTGACAGGCGACCTGAACCTGCTCATGCATGATGCCGCTGGTCAGGTACTCGACGATGTAATTGCGTTTAACGCAAAAGGCGTGGTTTAACAGAGAAAGGAGAACTTAAAATTATGGATACTTCAACACAAGTAGCTACCTCAAACAGCAAAAGCCTCAGCTTCTTCATGCGCGAACAGCGTAATGAAATTGTAAAAGCTCCTGCACCTGAATCTTTTGTTGATGAAAACGGAGATCGCATTGAACTCGAAATCAAAGTGCTGAGTCAAGAGCGCATCCAAAAGTTATTTGAAGGTTATCGCACTCGTAGCGTAGCCACTAACGACAGAGGCTCGCCGTATATCGGACCAAACAACGAAGTAATGTTCAAAACTGAACGTGATACTCCTCGGGCGGTACGGCATATCATTGCCGAAGCCCTAGTGTACCCCGACCTCAAAAGCAAGGAACTCATGGAGTATTACAGTTGCCACGACATAACCGAAATGCCGCTCAAGGTGTTTTGGAAATCTGGTGAGTATCAGCATGTTAATGCTATGGTTATGAACGCACTTGGGTTGGGCACAACTGTGTCGAACGACGAGAGCCTGCTTGAAGAAGCAAAAAACTAATTGCCGTCCGGGGCTCTGAGGCTTTTTGGGCTCATACGCTCTGGCAGAAACACAACCTCCGAATGGAAGATTTTTGGAAAATGCCGCGAGAGAGGCGGCTTTTTTATATCGCCTCTGAGGTTTATGAAAACGAGAACCCGGTACGGCTTGACACACTGAACATAATAGCGAAAGGAGGCGGCGTGTAATGTCAGCAATACTCTCGGCAGTCATACAAGGTGAAGATAAATTTAGCGCAGTGCTTGAAGGCGCAGCACAAAATGTAGAAACCTATGGTGACGCTATAGAAAGTGTCGGAAGTACAGCTACCGGCACTGCGAGAGCTCTCGACGATGCCGCCTCCGCAGGTCAAAATCAAGCAGACACTATGCAGAGGTCGAGCGACAGTATCGCGGACTCTGTTGATGTAATAAAAAACGCATTAGTGGCCGCAGGACTTGCAAAACTCGTTAATCAAGTCACGGATGCGGTCATCGAAATGGCGAACGAACACTCACGCGCAGAGGCTATCATAATCAAGTCTACAGGTGCGACAGGCGCAGCACTTGACGGCTTATCTAATTCAATGTTGAATGTATTCGCGACAGCACGAAACGGTGACTTGTCATTGGTTGCCAGCGCCCTGTCGGAAGTCAATACACGGCTGAATCTCCAAGGCGATGAACTGGAGAGGACAACACGCTTACATCTTGACTTTGCCGATGTGACAGGTGCAGACGTTACCTCGTCCATCAAGACAGTATCGATGCTTATGTCGCGCTGGAATATAGAAGTTACTGAAACCGAAAGGGTGCTAGATAAGTTTACGCTTGCCGGGCAACTGTCGGGTATAGCCGTAGACCAACTCACATATAAGCTACTCGGTAATCAAGCTACCCTTGATGCTCTCAACTTTAGCATGGACGAGAGTGTAGCGCTCTTTGCAAGGCTCGAGCAAAAAGGTATAGACTACGGTGCAGCCATGTATGGACTCAGGCGGTCTCTTATATATGCAGGACAAGAAGGCAGGGATGCAAGAGAAGCACTTAGCGAAACTATCGAAGAAATCTATAACATGGAAAGCGCATCGGAAGCCACGGCTCGAGCCGTGGAAGTATTCGGTGTGCGTGCTGGGCCTGAACTGGCGTTTGCAATTCAATCCGGCGCAATGGTCTTTGATGATTGGGTAGAGAAGATTGCAAGTGCAGACGGCACATTATCAGCTACTGCCGAAGCTGCGACTACGCTTGAAGAACGCTGGGCAATGGCGACAAACAGTATTAGTGCTGCATTTACAGGGGTACTCGCCCCTGCCGTAACTGTAGCATCAGAAGGCCTTGCAGATATAGTTCAATGGATTGGCGACTTCCTCAACGAGAACCCTGCTGTTGCCGCTGCGATAGCTACTATCGGTACTGGCTTAGTTGCAGCCACTTCTGCTGTAATGGTGTATACTGCCGCGAAAGCGGTGGCTACAACTGTTACTGCGGTGTTCGGAGCTACTGCAAAAGTTGCGCTCGGTCCCGTGTTTCTCATCGCCGGCGCTATTGCCGCTGTGGTTGCAGGTGCGGTTTTGCTTGGAAATGCGCTTAGCGATGCAAACTCCGAGTTCAACAGTCTAACAATGACATCAAGACAGAGTTATAACGAAATTACAAGGCTCAACGATGAGTACAGACGTGCAGTAGAGATCCACGGCGAATTATCACCAGAAGCCGAAAGGCTGCGCGGAGAACTTGAAGCCTCTCGACTTGTTTTCGAAGCAAGCCGAGTCACGCTTGAAGAGTTCTACGCTACGGTTGACAGGCTAATTGATAATCACCGCGAAATGGCAGATACCCTTTACTCCACAATGGACGCTCTTGATGCAGAGGAGCGGTCTGCCGGCGCTCTTATAAGCAGACTAGAGGTTCTATCTGATGTTACGGATATAACTGCTGCACAACAGCAACAAATGGCTCTGATAACGGGAGAACTCGTTGCACAATTCCCTGAAATGGCTGAACACATAGACGAGGCTACAGGATCACTCGTACTATGCGCAGCGGCTATGCGTGACCTTGCTGCCGCACAAGTTGAGCGCGAAAGGACGGCCGCCGCCCACGAAGCGTTCATCGAAGCCCTACGCCAAGAAGAGTACCTATATGCTAAGTTGCAGCTTGCCGCTGAGCAATATACCTTGGCAGCTCAGCGCAGAGATGATATGGTCGGGCGTTTCTCTTTTAATCATAGTCGCTATAGGCGAGAAGTCGATGAAGCGAGAGAAGTTTACGAGGCATTAAGTGCCGCGCTTTACGAAAACCAACACATCCAAGCAACCACCGAAGCGATGTGGGAAAGTCAAGCGGAAGCACTCGCCCGAGCGGAAGCAGAAGCGGTTCAATTAGGGATTACTTACGAAGAAGGTGTCGGTCGAGCAATTGAGAGTGTCGTTGAATGCTTGCTCGAACTTAGTGAAGCCTTTGACGTGGCATTCGACTCTGCACAAAGAAGTCTCAAAGGCACATTTGGTCTTTTTGAAATGGCAGAGGAAAGAGCCGGGATTGCAAGTCAAAATATCATCGAGGCTTGGGAATCTCAAATTAAGTTCTTTGAAGCGTATAACGACAATCTGCAAGCACTGCAAGACTTCGACATTAACACCGATTTCTTGACCAAACTGAGTGATGGTAGTCAAGATAGCATGGCGCAGGTTGCCTCGCTCGTTAATGAACTCGAAGGGCTTGACCCAGAAGAAGCCGCTGCAAAGATTGCTGAAATCAACTCTACCTTTGAAAACTTAACAGAAGCACGAGATACTACTGCTCAGACAATGGCTGAAATCAGCACAGATTTTGACAACAGAATGGATGAAATTCTGGATAACTTGGGCATTGCTATCGATGACATGGATATGTCGAATGAAGCAGGGGCCGCGGCGCAGGCAACGATAGATGCGTATATCGCAAATATCAGGGCAGGGATAGCCGGAGCGAGAGATGCAGCGGAATCAGTAGCGAATGCAGTTGCCGGAGCGTTAGGCGGTCGAACAGATGTCGGCGGTTACGCAACAGGCACACGTTCCGCACCTCCCGGTCTCGCATGGGTAGGTGAAGAAGGTCCTGAACTTATGGCGTTCAGTGGAGGTGAAAGGGTTTACCCTGCAAACGAATCACACAGGATGGCAGCAGCGGAAAACGGTCGAGCACCTATCAATATAACGCCACCTCCCTCCATGTCTAATGCACCGCAAGATAGTCGTGGCACTGCGCGACAATCGCAAGATAGAGCCGTGAAACTCGACATAAACTGCAACGGCAAAATTGAAGCACCCGGCGTTGATAAAGAGAGTATTTGGGATACAGTAGCGCCAAGGTTGAAAGAAGCCTTTATGGGCATTATACAAGAGGAAGTGTTTGAGGAAGGGGAAGAAGCTTATGCCTTCTAGGTATCAAATGTGGCTCACGCATAATGGTGGAACTGACAGAATAAGAATGCCCGTTCTTCCTGATGTTTTTACTGTTGTCAAGGGCAGTTCAAGCAGAAGCGTCAACATTCAGGGGCTGGGCGAGGTCATTTTCAGGAATGACCCTTCCGCGCCGGTGATAACATTTTCCTCTATCTTCCCCGCTACACCAATACAGGGTATGCAAGGGGCTCTGATATCCCCGAACGATCTGGTGGCAAGGATAGAATCGTGGCAAAGCAGCAAAAGACCTATCAGACTATTGGTTGCCGGCATGAGTGCTGGCGCATACTTCAGAATAGAAAACTTTACACATCACGAAAGAGGCGGCGATATTGGCACTATCCATTATACGCTTGTCCTCAAAATGCACAGAAGCGTGACTCTCAGGCAAGTACAGGTGCGGCAACAACGGGCGTTTATACCACCCCCAGCCCCTGCGCCACCTCGAGTGGACAACCGCATCATGCCACGAACGCATACCGTTGCCCCGGGTGATACTCTTTGGAGGATTGCTCAGACACACCTTGGCAATGGTGCTCGATGGCCTGAGATACACAACTTGAATCGGGACAGGATAAGCAACCCTAACTTAATCCATCCTGGTCAAGTCCTTGCATTACCCGCATGAGCGGATCTGCAACACTACTTGTCGCTAGGGGTGGAGCGACTATAGATGCAAGCAATCTTGTGTCAAAAATCACATGGGCGGGGAGACGAAGCTCTCCCGCAAGGTCGTTGCAAGTGGATTTTATCGATAGTGATGACCACGGCCACGAGCGCTTACGCATTGATGTGGAAAACGGTCATCATTGTATTTTCAATTGGCAGGGCAGGGAACTTTTCCGTGGAATGTTTCTCAGGCAAACTCCATCATCAAGCAGAACACTTTCGTTGAGAGCCTATGACAATGGGTTTAGGTTGCTTAGAAACAAAGATACTTTCAATTACTCAGGCGTGACGGCATCCGGAGTGTTCAGGGATGCATGCAGTCGCTTCGGTCTCCCTATGGGAAGTGTTGCTAATACTGGCTTCATGATACCTGAATTACCTAAGCCTCAAACAACAGCATGGGATGCTATCGCTGATGCGCTCGGATTGACATATCAGGCAACAGGTGTTCGCTATTTCGTTATGTGCAGAGGCGAGAGACTGAACCTTATCGAGCGTAGGCAGAACGTGCTTCAGTGGGTATTGGAAGTGGAATCAAATCTTATGGATTACAGATACAGTAAGAGCATAGAAAACATTATGACGAGAATAAGGTTGCTATCCAGCGAGGGGCACGTGGTTGCTGGGGCAATAAACCCGTCACTCGAAAGAAACATAGGGATTTTTCAAGAAGTGCAGACAATCCGTGATGAAATGAACCCAGGGCAACTCTTCCAACTTCTCCGGGGTATTATCAACGAAAACGGAAGACCTCAAGAAAACCTGACTCTTCCGGCACTTGGCATTCCTGATGTTATTTCGGGAGTTGGAGTCATGGTTTCGATTAGACCACTCGGCATATCAAGGACATTTTATGTTGAACAGGATACGCACACATTTGAAGGCTCCCTACACACAATGAACTTGGGAATGTGTGAGGCTATGGATATAATGAGGAGTCCGAGGTAATCGTTGGGAGGTGAATGCAGTGGCATCAGGAAGCATAAAAGAATTGATTCAGGGGATGCAAGTAACAGAAATTCGAGTAGTCTCCGGGGTAGTCACACAAGAAGACCCTCTGCATATTAGGTTAATCAATGATGAAAAGATGGAATTGCATCCCGGCATTATCTGTCTGCCCAAACACCTGACAGACTATGAGGTGGAATTCGAGATAACGGAAATGGATAGAAACGGAATTCACTCTCACCCTGACGCGGCATCAGGCGGCTCTCATAATCACGAAGGAGTAGAGGGCAAAATTAAAATTAAAAATGCATTGAAAGAAGGCGACACTGTTATGATACTGAGCTTTAATCGTGGCAAGAAGTATTACATACTTGATAGGGAGGAAGAAGAGTGAGTGTATTTATCCCAATCCCAATAACGGAAGTTGAGGAGTTTGTTCCGTCGCCGTCAAGGACATATAAACTCGATCTTGAAAATGGCAGAATATTGTCTGCTGGTAGTTGTGACGAAATTGAAGCGGTGGAACAGTTCGTTAAAAAGGCGCTCATTACGCCTCGTTTTCGGTGCGCTATCTATGATAATCAGTATGGCAGTGAGTTAAAACAGGCAATCATAGCAAGCAATGTTACACCTGAGTATATTCAAACTGAGTTGCCTGAATATACGAAAGATGCCGTATTATCCGACGGGCGTGTGCTTGACTTATACGGGTTTTCAATCGAGCTAAGAAACGAGAGCGCACTAATCTCATGTAATGCCATAACGACCTATGGTGAGACTACAATCGAGGAGGTACTCTGATTTGTTTGAAGATAGAACCTACGAAAATATTATGGCTGAGTGTCTTGAAACTGCTCCTCCCGATGTCGATATCAGGCAAGGTGGTATCTTTTTTGACGCTGTTGCCTCGGCATGCTTCAAAATTGCAGAATATTATCAAGATCTCAGCACGATGTTTGATCTTACCTTCATATCAACCGCAGTAGGCGAATATTTAGATGATGGAGGCAGTCAACACGCAGTTACGCGAAACCCTGCGACCGCTGCGAAATATGCTTTCTCGTGGACTGGTGAGGTTGAGCCCACGCTGGGCGACCGCTTTTTTGCCAATAATCTTTACTTCTTGCTCCGTGAAAGAACTTTAGACGGTGAACGCATCCTCTATCTGGAAGCGGAATCTCTCGGTATGCAGAGCAACAGCATTGCCGTAGGCACACCCGCTATACCCATGGGTATCACAAGGGGGCTGCAATCTGCGACCTTTGGCAAGTTGATAGAAGCGGGAGCGGACATAGAGAGTGATGGCGATTACAGAAGAAGAATCATGGCAAGAATTGCTGCACCTTCAGAGAACGGAAATAAACAGCACTATAGAACTTGGGCTGAAGAAATACCCGGATGTACACGCGCTCGGGTCATTCCTTTATTTGCAGGACCGAATACCGTCATGGTTGTATGCATCGGACCTGATGGGCTTCCGGCTGGTCAACCTGTCGTAGAGCGTGTACAGGAGCATATCGACCCCATGACGTTAGGCATAACTGTGGAGTATCTTGGCGAGGACTTCCCGGTCGGTGACGGTCGTGGAGGTGGCAGGGCAAACATTGGCGCACACCTAGGCACAATTGCCGCAGAGCGTGTTTATGTAACACTCAGTTTCAATGCTGAGCTTTCGTCAGGTGTCTCAGTTGAACACATCAGAAGCGAGGCAGAAGCGGGGCTGGTTGCACTGCTGAAAGATTTGTCACTTAACCCGCTTGACAACCAAACCTCTGTTATCAGGATATCGTCCATAAGCCAGATGTTGTATTCATTATCCGGGCTTATAGACTACACCAGCTTAACCCTCAATGGCGGTACTGCGAATATTGAGCTGTCAGTCAAGCAGGTCGGCGTTGTGCAGGAGGTGATTGTGAATGCGCCTGTATGATAACGCCTTGCCGAGCAAGTACGAGGAAATAAAGACTTGGTACCCGGTTTGGTATAGGGATGTCCGCGAAATGGACGCACTTTGGCGGGCGTTCGGCGCACATATGGATGATATGCAGTTGGCAAATATACGCGCGGTCAACAATCACTTTATAGCGAAGATGGATGCGCAAACTGTCGCAAAACTCGAAAAGGCTCTGAGAATAACTTATTCAGGACCGAGGACACTTGTCGAGCGACGGAATGTGCTGCTTGCACTTTGGATTCCAAACAACCACATAGGGTACCGAGAGATTATCGAACTTATACAGGTATTCACGGCGGGAGAGATAGATGTCACGTTTGATTCAGGGTTTATTCGGATAACTATTACTCGAAACTTCTCGGACCCGTTCAATATGTACGATACTAACATGATTCTCAGAAGCCGCATACCCGCACACCTTGAATTATGCCTCACAGATATAATGCTTCCGGTACGGGTTGTAAACTGGAATAGGTTTAGACTTATCAACTTCCAAGTGCAGTTTATTTTCAGGAACAGAAGTGTATGGACTCGCAAGCCTATGCTCGACGGAGTTCAGCGGCTTGACGGTACTTGGCTGCTCGATTCAACTCGGCTTGGGATGGGAATGCACAACATTATATTTTCGAGCTATCGATTCAGCACACGACCAAGACTCCGCGCACGTGCGATTACTGATAGCCGCTGGTATCTTGATGGCTCATGGAGCCTCGATAGTGCCCGAACACTGACAGCAGACATTAAGGAGGAGGAATTATAACATGCCACATAGTATACCCGAAAACAGCACTACAACGCTTCACAGAAGGGAGAATCTTGCGCGGATTACAAGCGGGGCAATCTCGGCAATAGCTCCCGTAACGCATGTCGCTTTCGGCAGCGGAGGCACGGATGCAGAAGGCAATCCGATACATCCGTCCGAACTGGCAACATCACTCACCCGTGAGATTGCACGATACCCAATAGAGCCTGTTGAGTTTCCATACTCGACCACTGCAAGGTATACGGCTATCATCCCTGCATTAGAGTTGGCAGGGGAGGTTCTGAATGAAGCTGCACTCGTTGATGCCGACGGTGAGTTGTGTGCAATTAAAACATTCTTCGACAAACGGAAAGAGGGCGGCGTGACCTTCACTTTCCAGTTCGACGACGAATTTTAGGAGGTAAAAAATCTATGAGTAACTCGGTACATAATCCAAACGCATACGTTGAATTCGATATACCAGAGAATCCTGAATACAACCCACATATATCAAGGCTACGAGACAATGACCCTGCAAGCGCAACCTTCACATTTAACCCGTTGTTTCAGCGGATTCTTAATAATATCCACTTCCTAAGACTGAGTGATGACAAAATACGAACGCTTCTTGGGTGGATTGACCCACTCGACACTACCGTTGGTGCGGTAGGTCAGTTTTTCTTGAACCTTGACACTGGTGGTGTTTTTGTGCTTGCCGCCATTGTAGAAGGTAAATTCATATGGGTACCTATAGGGGGCAGTGGGCCGAGTTCCAATGTCGCTTGGCTTGGCGCGAGTTTTTTCGGTTCGGCGTTCTTATCAGGCGTTGGTGGAGGAAGTGGTCCTGCCATACCGGCACCACCACATATTCCAACAGAACCAGAAAATAGTAATTCAGGACCAAGTTAAACAATATCTCAAACAATAATTGTAAGGAGGAAATTTTTCAATGAGAGGTATACCACAAATATTGCAGACCCGCCTGGACATGACAAACCTTGTAGGCATGGCACAACGAGGGGAGTTAGACAAGACCGAAATAGCAGAACTTGAAGAACTTATCAGGTCTTTGCTAGGCAAACAGTACCGCACGGTACCAATTATATTGGCAGATAGGGCAGTGGTCACGACCAGATACTTCCCCGAGGTAAAGGAAGGCGATGTCACTGCGGACGGATTGACCGTTAAGTCCGTGTCGCATACAGAAAATCCCGAGCAAGAGGAAAGCGAAGGAACACAGTACTCCGAGACTGTAGTAACACTCAGCAAAGCTCCTAACGATAGGGAAACGCTATCAATATTCAATCAGGATAACTGGCTAAAACAAAATGGTTTCGAGATTGACGAAATAAACTTTATTTTGGGGGTGCTTAAAAATGCCTAAACTTATGATTGACGACCCGACTCGACTAGACCCATTGGCTTTGATAACTACAGCAAAAATAGCTGCATCATCTGATGTGGTTGCACATACCAACGAATACCTGACAACAGACGGCGACAATTCTTTGGCTGTAATTGAGGGTACTGTCATATCAGTGGGTGAAAACATCTACAAAACAAGAGCCGATTCGCTTGGAATCGCAAACTTAGACTCGGGTTCTGCTTTCCTCTTAGGAAGAGACTACTATGTGTATATCTGCGATGATGGCACAATAGAAGAAGCTTACCGTATATCTCTCAATACAACATTTCCCGCAGGCTTCAACGCTGCAAATAGTCGCAAAATTGGTGGATTCCACTTTGGAATGGCTCGTCGTGTCGATTCTCGGACACGCCCAATAAACACACAAGGCATTGTATTCGGCACTGGCTGGGAAGCTAATGTATACATGGGAATTGTGCCGCGCAGTGTGTGGACGTTAAAGCACAGACCAAGATGTGAACCCGAGAGCATGGTTTACTCCGGACATGGCTTGTGGATAGATATTTATCTCTCCTCCGATGATGGCAATGGCGGCGTGCAATCTTCTCACGGTATGCTACCTATAACCGGCACAGAAGGTTATAACTGGTACACATTTGTAGACAGATATCTCATGAGCGATAAAAGGATGCCGAGTCATGCAGAATGGCTACAGGCTGCGTTCGGTGCCCCACAAGGCCTTGCTGAGAACAACGATAACGCACACACAAGGAGCGCAGCTCCTGCAAATACTGCAAGAGCCGTATGTGGCAGCGTAGCAAGGGCTGTATCTGCGATTGGCTGTGTTGATACCACAGGCAATGTGTGGGAGTGGAATGATGATTTGCTGACGATGGCAAGTGGACGCGTACTTGCCGGCACGACAAATCCGACACCGTTCACCTTCGCTTCGAGCGACGGTAGTCGCAGAGGGCAGACGGTAACCAATGGCACTGCGCATGGTCCGACCACAAGGGGCGACAATAGCCCGAACTCAGCACAAGGCGCATGGGCGTGGGATAGAGTTTCTCCGCTAGGTGAAACCGCACCCGGAGGCAATCCAAATAATGGTAATATCCACCAGTATTTTGACCAGTCCATTAGTGCCCTCCTTGCCGGCGGCGCTTGGGACAACGGGATGTACGCCGGCTCTCGCGCCGTGCATCTGAGCGGTTTTCCGTGGCACGTGGGCTCGAACGTCGGCGCTCGGGGCGCTTGTGAATCCCTGTAATCTGAAAAACTGCGTTCTGATAGCCGCACGATAGTGCGGCTATAGCGCAAATTTTCAAAATAACGCATTTCGTTATTTTATAACGGTTTCACATAGAAAATTGCAAACTAATGTATAATGCGCATGTGTTTCTTTTGGAGAGAGGGGTGTGTCACAATCGAAGTTCTAAAAATCCGACAAAAAATAGAGGACATGATGGTGTATGCAGATATTGCACTTGAACAATATCCGAGAAAGTCTAAGCAGTCGCTTGTAAGAAACATAGACCTTTGTATGCAGCAAATGCTTAGGCTTACTATCGCCGGACAAAAGAAATACTACAAAAAAACCACTCTACAGGAGTTAGACATTGAGAATGCAACTTTGCAATCGTTCATCAGGCTTTCACACAGACGTGGGTTCCTGCCGATAAAAAAGTACAAGCACTGGTCGAGCTTGGTGGACGAAATTGGAAGGATGGTAGGCGGGTGGATTAAATCACAATCTGCACCTGTTAACCATAAGGGGGAGTAAGTCATTATTGCCCTCATTGCCGGCGGCGATTGGAACAACGGGATGAACGCCGGCTCTCGCGCCGTGAATCTGAACGTTTATCCGTGGAACGTGAACTCGAACATCGGCGCTCGGGGCGCTTTACCTTCGTAGTTAGCAGTCGGCAACTTGCGGGTTGCCGTCCAGTACAGAAGGAAGTTAAAGGGACTTGCTTCCGCACCACCCGTCCGCTTTGCAGACCTGGTGGAGAAAAAAACTTAGTTGTGTATGCTGTGAGTAACTAATCACATGGAGTAGAAAGCGTGCAAAGCACAACACCGATTATTGGAGGTGCGATGATGAATACATTCCGGAATCTATACCCAAAGATATTCGATTATGAGAATCTGCTTATATCGTTCGAAAACGCTCGCAAAGACAAGAAAATGAGATCAGAAGTTCTAAGGTTTGGCGATAGGCTTGAAGAGGGGCTCATCAGTTTGCAAAATGACTTGATATACCAGTCATATCAGGTCGGACAATACAGAGAGAAAATCGCAACAATCCCCAAAAAACGGCTTATACTGATACTGCCATTCCGTGATAGAATCGTGCAATGGGCGATATATCGCAATGTGTACCCGCTGTACGAGCCCATATTCATTGATACAAGTTACGGCAGTGTCAAGGGCAAAGGTTCACTCCTTGCTGCTCAAAAGCTCCAGTACTGGCTGCGGATGCATCACAATAAGTCGTCGGACGACCTCTATGTCCTGAAGATGGATATTGCAAAATTCTTTTTCCGTGTACCGCACGACGTTCTCATGCGGGTAATTAGCAGGAAAATAAAAGACAAGAAGTTGCTGTGGCTCTTCGAAACAATCATAAGAAATGACCAAACTCCTTTCGGCTTTCCTCTTGAAGTTATTGACGTAGAAACTACTGAGCGACTTTGGAATATCGGGATGCCTGTTGGAAACCTCGTATCACAGTTGCTGGCAAATATCATAATGAACGAGCTTGACCAGTACGTAAAGCACGAACTGAAAGTGCAGCACTATATGCGGTACATGGACGATATGCTCGTTCTTGGTACAAGCAAGGCAGATTTGCATGCAATCCGTGACTATGTGGCGGATTTTCTGTTTAGCGAGTTGGGGTTGAACCTTAACAAAAAGACATCTGTCAGGAAGGCTTCATTCGGTATTGAGTTTGCAGGGTATAGGATATGGCGCAATAAACTCCAAATCAGAAAATCCACCACTTTGCGGATTAAACGCAACCTTGCCGGGGTAAAGCACAAATTTGAGAAAGGCAAGATTTCGCATGAAAAAGCGCAGAGAGTACTACAGAGCTATCTCGGCATGCTCTCACATTGCACAAATGACGCTTTGCGAGATAAGATCCTCGAAGACTTCGCCGTGCTGCGGCACGACCTCGACGACATAATATAACCAGTTTGATAATCAAGACAGCCCTTTTAAATGGGGCTGTCTTTTCGCGCTACAGAAAGCCTGCAAAGGAGGAAGGGCAACATAATAACACCCAATAGAGAGGATACATAATGGAAAAAGAAATCAAATATCAAGTTGTGCTTAGTGCATCTGCGCAGACTATAGAAGGCCCTGCAATTAGGCTTTCAATCACTGCACCTTTACTGTATGACGCATACGAGTCCGCACACGCTGTCAGCGAGCAATTAGGCGCAGTTGCGGAGCTTTCAGATGGAGGGGTAGTCATAAACATCATCAAGGACAAGAATTATCCTCGGTCTGGTGCGATAGATTCTGTCAAATGGTGCGAATACTGGAAGTACAAATGCATTATCCAAAAAGAGTCCGCTATGGGCAAGGGTGTGCTGGATAAAGACGACTACGAGCCGTGCAGTGCAGCATTTGACAAAATCTTTATCTATGGGCAGAAAAAAGACAAAGTAATAATGTTGCAAAATGTACATGGAAAGGTCGTGCCATGCATTAAGCTTACGCAAACTGAAAGGGGAAAGAACAATGCCTGACCAAATTTATCACGTAGTATCTGAAGCGGTCTATACAATGGATAGCGATGTCGCAAGAGTCCTGATAGTTCTTGCGGTTATAGCTCTTTTTGCGTTTATTGCATATCTTGGCTATAAACTAAAGACCAATAAGGATGACCGCAAAGCAGAAGCCGATGCGCAAAAATCGCGAGAAGAATCCGAAAGAGAACGCAGTGAGCGAGAAATTGCCGCAAAGAATATGCGGCAAGAGAGGTACAGCGACAATCAAAAACAGGTACTCGAAGTAATCACCCAAAACACTCAAGCTACAGAGCGTTTTATGAATATGATTGAACGTAGCGAGAAAGCCAAAGAAGAATCAACTGCACAAATAACAGAACTAATAAAGGCTGGATTTAGTGATTCCCGCAACTCTCTTGACCGAATCACTGGAACGATTACTGGTCTTGTGAGCAACGGCTTTAGCGACAACAAAGGGTCAATGGATAAGGTGTTAGAGCATTGTGTCCGGTGTAAGGATAATATGCGACGGGTTCTACAATGTGTAGAGAAAGAGAGGTCGTAATGAAAATTGATTGGAAAAGAAAGTGGACGAGTCGTAAATTTCTTGCCATGCTATCTGTATTCCTGATGGCGTTGGTAGCATTTTTCTCGTCGGAAGAGCCGTCAGTGAAGATAGTGAGCCTAATTGTGGCAGGAGTCGATATAGTCACATACATTTTTGGAGAAAGTTATGTCGATGGAGCGTCACAGTATGCGAAAGTCGAAGCTGACCTGCAGTGGTGTACCCGCACGATTAAAGAAATTGAGAGACGTTTCAAAGAAGCAGATAAAGGGGGAAAAGCACATGGTTAGAGTGGAAATGCTCACCAATGCAGAATTTGGTCGGCTTATTGGACCGGGAAACTCCATACAAAGGGTGCGAGACGAGCTTACCGGCATAGAATTTAACATGGCATTTGCCGGTCCTCGTGGATGCCACTACGACATGACCCCTGCGACACCTGATGATATGGCCGCCTTCAGAAGAGCTTTCGGTCAGTTGAGTTGGCTTGCGAGACCTATGCTCGTCATTTTTGGTGATTTATGGGTACCAATGGGCATACACGGATTCATGCATGGGTCTTTCATAGGCAATGGAAATCCCGGACCGGGATTTCACAATCGCAGCAACAACGGACCTTTCAATACGCCAGACGGCGGCCATGTGTGCGGCTACCTACGCAACTCCTCGGGTGGCACTACAGGCGCAACCGTATTGCCTGCGGGTAATAATCGACTTGCAAGACCAGAAGCTAACCGCAGGGCAGCAACTTTTATCGCTCGCGGTCTACGTTCGCGGGCAGCAGCGCATGAAGCCTATATAGCTGCGGTTGAGCGACTTAACAGCAGTACTGTGCCGCCTACACAACAGACCACAGTAAATCCCACATTAAGACAAGGCAACCCAAACACAGATGCGATTGTCGAACTGCAAGCCTTGCTTAATATGCACGGAGCAAATCCCCAACTAAGAGTCGATGGAGTGTTCGGACCACTTACAGATACCGCAGTCAGGAATTTCCAAAGGTTAAATGTCGATGTAAACGGCCGTCAGTTGGCAATTGATGGCGTTGTCGGACCTCTTACATGGGGGGCTCTGCTAACCGAACTGCCAGATATAACACTTCCCGGCACTCCTGTGGATGTACGTACCGTGGAAGTAACCGGCAGTGTTGTCAATATCCGTACAGGCGCAGGCACAGACACAAGCACTGTAGGAGAAGTAAGACCGCCTCGACGATTGCAAATCGACATGGAAATGATGGGTCAAGATGGCAACTCGGCGAGCATATGGGGGCGTATTGCTAACGATTCTGCTAACTTCCCTGACCTAACTGGCAGATGGATTGCTCTCCGCCTAACGCGCATAGTTAATGCACCTGCGCCGACCCCTACCCAAGAAACGCCAAAAGGACGTATAGTGACCGTAAATGTACAATCGTCGCTGAATGTACGCAAGGGCCCCAGCACCACTTTTGCTACCATGTTTGCAACGAATAGCTCTCTGCGTAATGGAGACACAGTCAGGATTGTCGAAGAATCTACTGGGTTAGGCGCAAGGCTCTGGGGTCGCATCAGTGACCCAGGCGGCCGTTTTGATGGAGGGTGGATAGCTCTCGACCACACAAGATAAAATCAATATTTACAGCAGGGAAAGCCCTCATGCTGAGCGTATACGCTTCAGCATGAGGGCTTTTTTGTTTGCAAATAACTAAATTTAGGGGACATTCTACTAAAAAGCTCTATGATAAATAACGTATTCCGTGATTATATCACAAAATCACCATACCGCTGCAGTTTGTGGTAGATTTTAGGAAAGGAGCACGTTTCTATGGCGATTCAAGTTTTACTGTCCACACGCTTAGGCGAAAAGCGATGGACGCAAGCTGATCTGGCTCGTGCAACCGATATCCGTCCCTCAACTATCGGCGAACTTTACAACGAACTCGCAGAACGTATTAACCTAGACCACTTAGACCTAATCTGTGAAGCGTTGGACTGCGATGTCTCGGACATTATCGTGCGCACAAAAAATGAAAAGCTACGCACCAAAACCAAGAGCGGGAAGCCGATTACTTAAAATTTCGGCACGCTGGAACTGTGTGTAAAAGCAGCGGGAGCCTCACCTTTAACCGAGGTGCTTCTCGCTGCTTTTATGTACCTGCACACTGTCAAGCTACTATCAGATTGTTTTCTGCGAGGTACTTTATGCCTTTTGGTTGTAGTTTAATTGTTGTTTTCTTTTGTCCAGATTTCTTGCCGATTATTTCGTAATATTGCTTTTTCATCAACGATACCATGAGTGCCCTTGATGTACTCTGGGGTATGCCGTGAATTTCCTCGACCTTTGCTAAAAATCCTTTTCCGTCCATCACCGACATAGTCCCTTCGAAGTCCGGCAACTTAGGTATGGTTGCAAGCATTAGCTGCTCTTTTTCGTTTACAGCCCGTTCCGAAGCCTGCGGTGCTTTCTTTTTCTCTTTGAGTGTCGCAATAGGTGCGGGGGGCGGCTGTTCGCTGAAGGCTACTGTAGCGTCCGATGGCATAAAAGGCATTGCGATAGTTTCAAGTTCAGACTTCATTTTCTTTACGAGGTGCGTCTTTTTGTATTGGCCTGTGCTTTCCATTATGAGTGCTATGAGTTCTTTTTTAGACATAATATCTCCTTTCAGCCGGGCGGTTTTTCGCCTCCGTCGCTGTACGTTCGTTTAATTATGTTTGGGTATCTCCGATTTCTTGCGAGGGAATGAGTTGTTGGCTTTCACTTGTGGCTATGGCTATTTGCTGAAAACGGAGTGCAAGGTGCGCTTCAACGGTTGCCTTTGCTTCTTGCACCATGCTTTCAATATCTCTGCAAGCCTGCTCTTTGTAAAACTCCCTGTCACTTTCAAGATTACTTAGTATTGTCAAAAGTTTTGAGATAATTTCGCGTTGCGATGAGACGCTGAGCGGCCTCTTCTTTTCTGCGGTCACTCCAAGGGTTATAAGGAGGGAGCGGAGGGAGTCGATTGCTCGGGTGTCGGCATTCCCTGATTCCGCTTCGAGAGTGGACAGAGGGTCAGGACGCTTAGGGTTTGACTCTATCCTCTTGCCATCAATGAAGCGGAGTGTGCATGGCGTTCCATTGCCTTGGTTAAAGGATGTTATCATTTCGGCAAACTGGGTTTGGGTCATTTCCACTTCTGCCATGAGTTTCTCCGGGAAATAGCGGTCGGTGCCACATGACCGTGAATGACTGCCTGTAGAGATTTGTAGAGTTATAGTAGTGTCGTGTTCAATCTTCGAGCCGTGCATTGGCACTGGTTTTGAACGCTGTGTACGCCCGACATATACTTGTCCTGCATGTGCTGCTTCTACTTTTTTTAGCGCGGATTGCTCCGCATGTTGTTCGTTTTTCATTTTATGAATCTCCTCTCATGTATTCGGGGTAGCGTAATCGTATAGCTTCGACAAAATACGGCGCATACTCACAACAAAATATATCGGAAACACTGTATAGGCTACATTCAGTATATATTTCTGATTTGCTGCTCTCTTCACGTACTACTGACACCGAATCCGTGAAGAGGTTAAATGCTAATCGTGTAACCTTCATGCTTGTGCTTGTCTGCCATCCCTCGTTAATAGCTCCTGATAATATACATCTTTTTGTGGCATCGTAGAGTCTGTTGATGTTTCGACGTGTGTTCTCGCACATACCGAGCGTGTAGAACAGCACCCTGTTGTAACTGTCTTTTGATTTTGTCAGCATTTGAGTTTCGTAGAAATTTTGATGTTCTGCGCTGACAAAATTTATGATAGATTCTTGTAGATAGTGTGGCATTATGTATTCCTCCTCTCTGCTATGATAGATGTTACCTGCCTTCTAAATCGGCAATTGCATTATCAAGAGCAATTATTTCTGCTTGCATATCCTTTATTTTGCGCTTGTATTCTTCCGCTGTAGCTTCGCATATTCCGCAATCGGGATTTTGCATATATTTTATTGACCTTTCTTTCATTTGCTTTTTTAGTTGTTTAAAAACGTAGCGATTAGGTCATCAAGTTCAATTTCTTTTTCAATTATGTGAACTCTTTCTTTGGCGAGGACTTGCAAATGTTTATATAGTTCAACTTCGTCTGCTGTTTTTGCATTTTCTTCTTCAACAGTTAACTTAGCAACGTGGCTTTTCGCTCTTCTAAGTCTTTCCAGATTGCTCATAACGTCACACCTTCCTTTATGCTGATTTATCCAACATATCAAACATTCTTGCTTTCATTTTTATAAGTTCGTTTTCAAGGTCAGCTATCTGCTGTTTTAGCGGTTCGACCTGTTCGGCTTGCTCTTGTGCTGCAAGAAAATCTGTTTTCCATGACACACATTCTTTCTGCATATTGCTAAGCTCCTCTAGGACTGCACTGTACATCTGTTCGACATCCGTTAATTTTTGGATAAGGTCTACTCTTTCTATCTGTAATTTCACGAGGTCTTTAGCTTTTGCCTCCGCCAATACTGAAGCTACATTTGAATTTTCAATATCAATGGAATGTGCTTTGACAAGGTACCGCTTGTGGTCTTTTAGCCACTGAACCACAAATTCGTCCTTAGCGGAATCTTGCGTCATATAGCTAGGTTCAATATGATTCGTATAATGCGAGTATGTTACCTCTACTTTGGATAATGCTACAAATTCTTCTCTAGTCATTTTCGGATTCCTCCTGCACGTTTTTAGTTACAAAAGTAACTTGTATCGTTATATTAACATATCGATTTACCCATGTCAACACTTTTTTGATTACTTTTATAACTTTTTTAGTACAATATATAACTTATTGCGTTATACAATTCGCCACTTACCTTTCTCTGTTACATTACGCAGTTCTTCGCGCATAGTGCTATATACTGGTGATTTATGACTGCTTTATAGATTTATCTATGTGCAACATGATTCGCTATTTTATAATTCATTTCTTGACTAATATAACTTTAAACGTTATAATAAATGTGAAAGGACGTGGTTTTAATGGGTGTATCGGACAATGTTAAGGCAATACTCAGCCTTGCAAATACAAATGTTAATGAGCTTGCAGGATATTTCAATAAAAATCCGCAAGTTATGAGAAACAAGCTTCATCTTGGTAGCTTTTCCGCAAGAGATTTAGCACTGATAGCTGCATTTGTTGGTGGAGAACTATCCATAAAGCTTCCCAACGGGCAGAAGATTCTATTCCAAGAGAGTGATTTTCCGAAACCAAGTAAGGCAAAATCACTTGCAGAATAAAAAGTAGCAGTTACTCGAAATTATGAGTAGCTGCTGGTGGCGAGTTAATAACAAAAAGCCCTGTGCGCCAGGGGGCGTTTTTGTCATACTTAATTATACAATTTGCAACTTGACAGTGGAGGAGATTTGACTGTTGACGTGAATTGCTTCCTGATGTATAATGCGTAATAATGTAGGAAGTATAGTTAATGGTGGCAAGTGGCAGTAAGTTTCAATTAGTAGTGGCTTGAGTCAAGCAAAAATCAAGCAAAAGTCTAGCAATCGATTGCACTGCCTACACAGTCAATCTGGAAACTACAGTAACTGCAACAATTACATAGCAGCATGGGGGTATAGCTCAGCTGGGAGAGCGCTTGACTGGCAGTCAAGAGGTCAGCGGTTCGATCCCGCTTATCTCCACCACAAGGAGCTTGCACCATTGAGTGCAAGCTCCTTGTTATTTTCGCCTCCAAGCTGTACAAACAGTTATGGAGCGTGATATAATGGATACAATAAAAGAGAAGATTGGTGAAACAGGCATGACCGATTATCAGTTCAAGCGTTACGAGGAACTAAAGGACAAATGCACTGCACTGGAACAAGA